GGAGCAGTTCAGAGATAATCTTCGTTACAGGCGGCAAGAGCTGGTTAAAGAGGGAGACAAGCACCGGCATCAGATTGCCCATCAGATCGCCAATGACCGGGGTCAGGGATTCAAACAGACCGAGCAGAGGCGGCAACAGCGCTTCCACAAGCTCCAGCATCGGCGGCAGAAAGCTTTCGACAGAATCTAAGATAATTGGGAGTACTGATTCGATGGATGGGAGCAGTGCCTCGATGACGGTGGTCAGCAGTGGAATCAGGCTTTCGCCAAGCGGAATGAGCAGTAGCTCCAGACTACGCTTTGCACCTTCCAGCATGGACGAAAGATCATCATATTTGACGGATTTGATTCCCTCCATCGCGTTTGCTGCATCGTAGGAGCCGCCCGTAATATCGGCAAGTTGCGTGACGACCTCCGGACCGAGATCCTCCCACATCGTGCCGAATAGAGCGACGCCAGCTGCGTTCTGCGCAATCGGGTCTTTCATATCGGCCAGTCCACGGATTGTCTCATTAAACGCCTTTTTGGCGGTCTCACCGCCCGCGGCGAATTTTTTTGACATTTTGTCAGCATTCAATCCGATTGCGGCGAAGCCTTCCGCTGTTGTGTCGGAGCCGTCAATCACGCGGATGGACATTTCTTTGACCGCATCGCCGATTTTATCGAGGTTCCAAGCGCCCGCATCCGCACCCTTTTGAAAAATGCTGAACATGTCGTCGGCGTCCAGCCCCAGCTTTGAAAATTGGACGGAATACTCGTTGATGCTGTCAATCAGCTCTCCGGAGTAGTCCAAACCGTTTTGTGCGCCAGCGGCGATCAAACTCATGGCCTCTTCGCCGGAAATGCCGAAATTGTCCATCATGGCCTTTGCGGCTCGGGTGGATTCTGGGATTTCATATCCAAAGGTGTCCCGCAGAGCAAAGGCAGATTCGGTCACGGTTTGCAGGCTGGCGTTATCCAGTTCTCCTAATTGTTTTGTAACGTCGGCCATAGCGCTGGCGATATCGTCAAAATCCTCACCGTAGTTATTGGCGTAGATACCCTCCAGCACATCCTGATATTCAGCGGCTGCATCTTTCGACATTCCCATCGATGCAGCAAATTGGTTCATCGCCTTGTCCATGTCGGTGGCGCTGTTGACCGCCGCGATACCGATGCCTGCGGTAGCAGTACCGACGGCTGCAAACGCTGCGCCAACACCGGCGGCGACTTTCTTACCGGCGTTGACCAATTTGCCGCCGGAGGAGGAGACGGTTTTTTCCGCATCCTTCATGTCCGCCTCGACGAATTTATCATCGATCCGGACGTAATATTTCACCTTGTTTTCGGCCACAAAAATGCACCTGCCTTATATTAAGCAGGCGCTGGCTCTCTACCGCGAACGGGGCGATGAGGCGATCGGCTCTGTCTTTGGATGATCAAGCTTGATAATTGCCCCGCAGCGGGGGCATTTGATTTCGCCCTTAACGACATCTGCCCGGAGAAGTAATTTCCCCGGGCGATGTGCCGTTTTACAGCAGGGGCAGCGGATATCTGTCACTTCTTTACCACCTGCCGTTCCAGCATGCCGTAAAGCTCTGAGAGGCCCGCCTGATAATCGGTTCCCCCAGGGCCGTGCAGGGCATAGACAGATTTCAGTTCCATCAGATTGCGGATTGTTTCCTGATTGTATTTGGTCGGCTCTGGGAGAGGCCTGCGCCGGATGGACATAATCTCCCGCATCTTGGTGCGCTCGGATAGGCCGCTAAACAGAGCTGTAAAGGTGCGCCAGTGCATGCGGCCGATCTGGTCATGAAGGTCAATGCCGTAATCCAGCCAAAAGGAGCTATAGATCACGTCCGCATCCTGTGCAAAGTCGAAGCATTTTGGTTCCCGGCTTGCCACAGGATGCGATTGATCAGCGATACAGTCCCGCAGGATTCCCTCGTAGAGTTCCATTTTTTGCACAGGGTTTAACCGCAAAAGCTTTCGTTTATTCATCACGAGAAGCCGCAAAGCAAGGTCTACTTTATCGGCATCGTCGAGTTCCGGTTCCTCCAGCAAGGCCAGGACGCGCAGCACCCGGTCAAATGACAAATTCAGACGATATCCGCCGTAACGAGATACGGGCCTCTGGTAGAGGGAGAACACGTCAATGCCTCCACTTCCGGGCTTTGGAAATGCCGTAATTTTGCGCAATTCGTTGTTTTCGCTGAGCGGCGTCCGCCTGCACCGCAGGAGCCACGACCTGTGTCAAGAAGGGCAGGATGTTTTCCAGCATCTCAATATAGCAGCCATCGTAAAAGCTGAGAATCTGCTGGAGACCCTCATCTCCAAACACAAGGCGGAAAAGGCCAAGGACAGCCTCTCCGAGTGTTTCTTCAGCCCTCTCCACGGCCTCGGCCTTTTCCTCGCCTTGTGCCTGCCGAAGCGCAGCATACGCCTGCTGCACTTTGATAAGATGTAGATATTGCGCGCGGTATTGCCGCGCGATGTCAGAGGTGTTCAATGCCACTGGAACCGTATGTTGCACAATACCTTCGGAATCGACCAGATCGAGCGTTTCTTCAATCCGCTTGCTGCGGCCAACCTGATAACCCATGAGAAGACCTCCTTATTTCGCGGACGCGGACACGTCCTCAAAGGTGGGAGCGCCGTTTCCGTGGATTGTAATGGTCAGGGCGTTCGGCTGGTTTGCGTCGCCGTGACCCTCGGTGATGTTGGCGAGCGTGACGGGCCAGACGATGGCCTTTGCGTCGCTCTTATGCCGGATGCGCAGCTTCGTTTTCCGCGCGGCCCCAAAGGCATACATGCGCTCTGGCGCGGTCAGGTAATCACTGACCGGATCGCCAGGCTTTTTGTCGCCAGTCACAGTTACAGTGAACTGCCCGCCAGTAACTTCCGTGCTGCCCCAGCCCTTATCTTTGTAATAAGTTGCCTGATAAAGTACCTCATTGAGGGCAGTGCTCAAGTTTTTGGTGATCGTGCCCATATCGCTCCAGACTGGATCCGACGCGCTTGCTTCGGATGTATCAAGCTCTGCGATTAGGTCATAGTTAATATCAATGTCCACGACATTGCCTCCTAAAAATAGATTTTTGCGACAGCAATCATGCTGTAAATGTACTGGCCATCTTCCTGCTTCGTCACGAATTCAGCCTCATTGGTCACATCTAGGCCCAGCCACCGGTATGCTTCGCCGTCCGGATAGGAGGGGAGGGATAATAACCGGTTCCCGGTGGTGAGCAAAGTGTTGTATGCGGTCAACTGATCCGGGTGCTTGCACAGCCAGAGCAGCGGGAGTTCGTGGATCGCGGAGCGGTCATAATACACATCGCTGACGTGCCCGCTGTTGATCTCCACGCTGATGCCGGGTGTAATCGGCAATTGACCGATTCGCACAGGCGCGAACAGGCCAAATTGATTGACCAGCGTAATTAAATCGTTTAAAAATGCGGCCTGCGGTTCCACGCTATCCCTCCTCAAGCAATTTTTGCAGCAGCGTCTCCCAGTCTGAGCCAAATCGCGCGTATGCGGCCTGACACCACATTTTTGTGGCGTTTGCGTTGATGTCCGTGCTGGTTGCGCCCAAGTAATACTGCATAACGGCGTATACCGTGTTCCAGATCAGCGTCCCCTCCTCAAAGTTGCTGGCCGTTTGGCTGCTCGCTATGAGGCCTCCCTGATCTTGCTTGCAGAAGTAATTGCAATCTTGCAAAATCTGTTGTGAGAGGATTGGTAGAACTCGCTGGATGTCCGCCTCGATCTGCGCTTTGACCGCAAAGGAATCCGTGTTGATTTCCAAGTCCATCAAATCAATCCTATCTCATAATGGTGCAGCGCACGGGCGGCATAAAGCGGCTCCACGGATTGCACGGTGAATTGTTGGTTATTAAAGGTGATCCGCTGCCCCTGTTTCCAATCGACGCCCCGCGGGATGCTGTTCGTGCAGTCGTAAAAGAGCAGCGCGGAGAGCTGAATTTGCTGGTTCTGCGCGTCTGCCACAAGTTTGCTGCTCGGTTCAATGCGAACAAAACGGATTTCTGCGCCCATCGACTGATCCGTTTCCCGGCCCCAGGTATCCGTTTGACCTGGAATATTTAGCGTAACGGTGTGCGGTAGGACAGCGCGCGGGATCGGTTTCACGTCATCACATCCATTCCCGTATAAAGTAATCCGGTTAAGGCTAGATATTGTATGGCGAGCGGGGAGACGGCACATCCGACCGGCCGCGTGGGTCCCGATACGCTGAATTTCCCGATTGTCATGCTCTGCGCCTCGCCGCCATTCACGCTTCCCAGCCCGCCGGAATTCAGGATAAACTCACATTGCGCGCAAACTGCTTTTTTGACCAGATCTTTTGCAAAAGGCGCAAGGCTGTCAAAACCCTGCGCCCTGATGCGATATTGTGTCAACTGGTCGATGATATCTTCGCTGCGCGACGCGACTGCATCAAAATCCTCCGGGATATCCGTACATCCGGAAAATAGTGCGTAGTCCGCCCGGTCAATATACGCCATATCAGCCACCGGAGACGGCCGTCTCCGTGCGTTTGATGTAAACGGTTTTGGGCTTTGAGATTTTCAAGCCGTAGACCTTGCGTCCCTGCACGGCGGCCGCGCCGATGAATTTGCCAGAACCTTTGAGGGATACGATATCAACCGGCTCCTGCCACTCCATCACGCGATGGCACCAGTCCGGATGTCCGCAAATAAATTCCGTCGTGGTCTTTTTGCCACCGACCAGCTCCGTATCGTCCTGCATCGTGTTGCAGCACTCGTATACCGGAAAGCCTGCAATCTTGCCAACCGCGCCAGCGGCGACAAGCTGCTGAGAGAGGTCGCCCTGCTTGATGAAGTGATCGTCCAGCATGAGCACTTCCAGATATTCCGGCGAAGCGAGCATCCAGCGGCCTGTTGCGGGTACGCCGGCGCGGGAGAGGTACGTCTTTGCTTTCAAAGCCTCTTTGTATGCCGTGGATTCCGTAGCCGCTGTCCGAGTAGCGGCAACCTGCACGCCCTCTGTTTTTTCGAGCAAGCGGATTGATTTCAGATCCATCGACAAGGCCAGAGAATACCCCGCGCTGTCCAGACGGTCGGCGATCAGATTATCCGGCACGGCGGCCGCGTCGTAACCATCAATGAGCTCGTTGACGGCTTCATCCTGATCAATGTTGAGATCGATATAGGAGGTGCTGCCTTCGCTGAGGTCGATGCCGGTGCTTTTGTTATAAGCCTTCACCTCAACCTCGGTATCCCGCACCGGGATTTTGACCTTCCCGGCTTTTGGGTTGCCCTCATAACGGTTATTGAAAATTGTTTTGTCTCTGGTCACAAGCGTCTGCCGCAGCTTCGCGTCAACCATCTTGGACCAGCGTTCCTGTTTGTTGTGCGCCACTGTTCATTCCTCCAGTTAAAGTTTAATATCGGGATTCAGCGCGGCAAAAGCTTCCTCTACGCCATCGCGCTTTGCTGAGCTTTTGCCTTTCTGCCGCAGGCCCCATGCTTTGGGCGGAACATCCTCTTCTTCCTGCCGGATTGAGAATTCCGGATATTCTTTCAGGAAGTCCTCGAGTGCATCCTTCACAGCGTCTTCATCCAGCTCGCCAGAGCTGTCGAAGCACTCCTCGAATCCAGCAAGCTTGAGGGCAGCTTTCGCACCTTTGGCACTGATTTGAAGATCGGCAGCCAGTTCACGGACGACGCCGCGCAATAGCCTGTCGTTGGCTGCTTTGAGTTTTTCCTCTGCCTTTTCTTCCGTTTTGGACGCGTCGTCATCGTCCTTTTTGCCCGGCTTTTCTTTGGCAGCCTTGCGCTGTTTGTACTGTGCGTTGCGCGCGCCTTTGCGAAATTGCTTATCAAGCAGTTCGTCCAGTTCCGATTGCTTCATGATGATCTCTTCGTCATCACTCTCCGACGATTCGTCTTCGTCCGGGTCGTCGTCACCCTCACCGGCATGCGTGCCGTCCGTGGCCTCATCGTCTTTTTCGCCGTCCGCCTTACCGCCGGCACCCGGGATGCCTACGATTGGCAGAACGGGGAATAACAAGATCACCCAGAGGACGTGCAAAAATTGTTTCATAGGTCTGAACCTCCCGTTTTAAGCCCGTCGGCTGTTATTTGCGGCCTTGCCGCCCCGCCCGCAGTTTTAAGCCGTAAGTGCGTTTTGGGCATGAAAAAAGCCCGCAGTCAAAAGACTGTGAGCCTGATTCCGTATTCAGCTGTTACTGCGCAAGGATCGTCATAATGTCGGCGCACAATTCGCCAGTTTGGTTTGTTTGGTCACCGTTTCCGGCAAGCCCGTGCAACGCGAAGTAGTTGGATACGCTTTCCTCCATCTGTAATTCTTCCTCTTCCGACAACTCGCCGGACGGATCGAAAGGAAGATCCATTTTAGACAGTAGTTCAAGCTGTTTTTTTGTAAAATCCCGTTTCATTGCGCGCCTCCTTTTAGTTTATCCCGAAGTTTAGAAGATGTAGGCCAGACGGTTGTAACCACGCCGGTGGCCGGATTGACCGCAACGGTCGCCTGCTCGCCGATATAGCGCTTGCTTTTTCTGCCCTTACTGTCCTCTTTTATCTTACTGATTTCCAGAGGCTTCGTCAAGGCATCCTGTATGTCTGCGGTCTTCACGCCGCGGACTTCAGCTCGCAGGACGCTATGAACGGAAATGCTCGCTTGCAAGCCATCTTTCGTTTCGGTACCATTTATTTTCTGCACATCCTGTTCAAAGCGCCGCTGGGAAGCAGTTACTTTGCCGCTGATGCTACGGCCAAATTCATGCGTCTGTTCCCGGTCACTCCTGCGGGTACGTCCAGTGGACCGCGTGAAGGACGCCAGTTTGTTTTGCCGCTCCTTCAGCTTCAGAGAGGCCTTTGAAAAGGCTTCTTTATCACCAAGTGCGTCATAGACGGCGCATTCGCGTTTTGCTGCCCGAATGTCTCGCTCCAAAGCCCGTTGCTTTTGGCTCTCTCGGTATTTTCGGTCGTTCTCGGCACGATCCTCTGTGGGAAAGTACCGCTGCATGGATACGCCCGGAATAAACGGTGTCTTGAAATGACCACAGTTGATACCGAATAACCCGTCAGGATCGCCGATGCTGGAGGAAGACTGCGGATAAAAGCGAATTTTATTACCGCGAAGATCCTCTACGGCGCCGGACTTATTTGACTTTGAAAAGAGTTTGCCCTGATCCTTTGCGCATTTTGGCCGGGCGCCGGAATGACTGGAAACGGCGAACAGATCAAGGCCATAGGCCTCCATCCGTGCGTCCTGCGCCGCATGAGCGGTATTGGTTACTGTTGTACGAATATCCATATTGACATATGCTTCCGGGGACCATTCCCTGCCGGCCTTATCCACAAACGCGGGAATTCCTCGGTCAAGCATCTCTTGGATACATTTGCGGACTGCCTGCTGCCGGGTCTCAGCGCCGATCACCACGGCGCCGGTGTGCTTGTTCAGAAGATCAAGCACAGGCTGCTTTTCAGCGTTCTCCCGGATATAACCGACTACCCCTTTGATCAGCGTTGTCCAGGCTGGCTTCACCTTGTACCCCATAACAGTATTGACCATATTTAAACTGTCTTTGGCCTGCTTTGCAAAAGCTCCGGCAGCCTGTGCGGCGGATTTGGCAGGCGGTATTCTGGAGGCCTTTGCGTATCCATCCTCCACGAGCTGCCGAAAGCCAGGCTCTAATTGTGTGATTGTATCGTTGGCGGCGGATTGCAGTGCGATCTCCAGCATTTGTGGCGCAATACCTGCCTTTTGCGCTATGATACGCACAGCGTCTTTTTGCAGCGCGCCCATTTGGGCGAGCATTTTCAGTTCCCATTTGGCTGTGTCTGTGATCTCCATGTTTGTTGCAAGTCGCTTTGCAATACTGAGCAGCAGATCATCCTCAATATCAGCATACAGGCCGGATAGGGGAGAGGAAAGCAGGGATGCTTCGTATGGATTCATATATCCTCACCCTCAGTTTCATCTTCTTCATCGGGCGCGGAGAAGCCGATCGTCGATTTCTTACCGCCATCATCTTCACCGCTTTCCGCGCCGAATAGATCCACGTCTGAGCCGGACACCCTGCGGTTTTCTTCCGCGATTCGGTCAAGTTCTTTCTGCGCATCCTTTTTGCTGCACCCGTTAAGCTCCATAATAGCAGTCAGCTTTGATTTCAGTTCGGCTTGAACTAGTTTAATGTTATTATCGAGCTTTGTGTTGTCGTCGTTGATAATGCTGTCGTCGAAAGATACTTGCGCATCCGGTTCCGCCGCGCCGTCCAGAAAGGCCAGAGCCTTCACCATATCGACAATCGCAGGGCCAAGCAGCAACTCATGCTTGCGGAGATTCTGATAGAGGTCAGATTTCTCGCTGATCACCTCGGTCGCTGTTTTTACGCCGCCCGCCTCGAATTGATACCGGTCGTTGCCGAGGCCGCATTTTTTGGAGAGCAGATTGAGCATCAACCGGATTCCCTGCTCATGCTCTGTGGCGCGAATCGGAGGGCTGATATCCTTGATTTCCTGCGTTGCGCCGTCGGGAAGCTGCATCGCATAAAAAGCCACGTCATTGCTATCAAAAATGGGCTGCGCTGTGCCGTCCTTTGTCATCTGGATTTTTGCCATCGTGATCGGCACCATGATCCGTTTGCGGCCCAGGGCAAATTCGTTCGTATAGCTGTCATAAGCCAAATCGAGTGACCGCAATGCGGAAATCGCGTTCGCGTAGACAGAGACGCCCATCGGGCAATCCAGATCAAAGTTATTGGTGATGTTGGGCGTGATAATCTGAAACAGCGGCGTTTCGGAACCGGTTTCAACCTTCGGCGCGAGATCGGGGCAATACTCCTCCAACGATAGCTCCTCGCCGGTTTCATTGTCGAAGAGGTGATTTTCAATGCTATACGTTCCGTTTTCGTCCAACACGTGCAGCTGCAAATAGCAACATTCTTTCTGTCGGATTGCCCGGACGCCGCCGAAGGCGCATTCTGTTACCACTCCATTATCCCAGGCAAGGGGGTGTACCAGATCGGCGCGGATGCAATCGATCACCGGTTCATTGTCGCTGCTAAGGTATTCCACAAAGGCTCCTGTTCCAAGCGCAAATGCCAGTTCAATAAGCTGATTCCCGCGCACCGTAAATCG